GGCTCATCAGCCCGCGGCGTCGCAGAATGGACAGCGCCAGTCCCGATACCGGAACGCCGCCCACCGTTCTGACTCGATTCATTTCCCCGTTGCCCACCCGATAGCCGATGGAATAGTCGCCGATGGTTTCGGTGATGCCGCTGGATACCCCCCGTCCGCCCAGCGCATCCCGTCCGCCCTGACAGGCCAGCATCTCGATCTGATAGGCCACGGCGCGGTCGATCTCCTCATCCTCGGGCAGAGGACGGGAGCAGAGGGAGGAGAGCAGATCCCGCGCGGCCAGACAAAGCGGCTCGTATTCCTCCTGACGCACCGGCTTGCCGCCGATGACGTCGCAGTAAAACGAATAGCTCGGCGTCATGCGCCTCCCTCCTCTCCCTTGCGCGATCTGACGTAGTGGAAGGGAAGCTCCCCTGCGCCGCGCTTGTCCTCCTCCTCGCCAAGCGGACCCGCAAAGCGGGGGATGCGCTCGGCACAGAAGAGCTCGGGCGACTGCGCCATGGCGCTTTGCAGCAGCGCCTCCTCATCCTCGCAGGTCATCATGGCACTCAGAAGAGCCTCTCTCGAAAAGCCCTGTCGCATGCCCGCCTGCTCCAGCCTCAGCTGAAGACGCAGGCGGCGCTCGGCCGCGATGCCCTCCTCCAGCGCGCTTCGCTCGGCGGCCGCGCTTCGGTCCTTCTCGGCCTGCCGCTCGGCAAGCCATTCGACGATAGCCCGAACGGTTTCGCCGTTCAGACCCAGCTCGGTTAAAAATGCTTCGGTCACGTCATTCACCTCCGTACCATTTTCTTCGATATTCCTCGCGGCTCATCAGACCCGCGCGGGTATCCTCCCGATCGGCCTGCCGCTCCTCGTCGCTTCCCTGCAGAACGCCGTCGCCGAAGCGAAGCGTCAGCTCGTAGGGGGCGCAGGGGCACATGCCGTACACCACGCCCATTTCAAAGGTGCCCCGAGCCAGCTCTCTTACCACCCGATCGATCTGCGCCCGCAGGGCACGTACGGTCAGATAGGTTCTCTGGCGCAGAGACTGCACCTCGGTGGCGGTGCGCGCCGCGACGGCGGGATCGGATACCGTGCCTCTTGCCAATCCCACGGCATCCTCAAAGAGCATCAGAATCCGATTCAGCCCGCGAATATGGGCCTCGTCCCGCAGAGCGGGCGAGAAGACCTGCAGCGTGCCGCCCTCCTGTCCGCCGTCCAGCAGATTGACGCGGAACAGCCGCTCCTTGCCCTTGGGCAGACACAGCGCGCCTCCCTTGTCCATGCAGAAGGCGTCCTCGGTGGCCTCCACGGCCAGCTCGCCGCCCTCAAACTCCCAAAGAAGTCGCTCGTACTGCCGATCGGCGTCCTCCATCAGGCTGACGGCATCGCCCCAGAGGGAGCTTCCCTCCTCGCCTGCCACCGAGCCGCCCAGACGCCATTCGACGAAGAAGCCGACCTCGATGCCGGTAAAGCGCATCAGCGGCGGGTAGGCGGCAAAGCGGTGAGCGCGGCTGAGGGGCACCTGCTTGGTCGCGCGGCCGCCCTCGGTCAGCCAAAGGCGATTTTCGATGCAATACTCGCCTCCCGCTCCCCGTCTGTGCTCCTCCACGCGAAGATAATGCCTGCCGTCCTCGACAGCCTCCTCCAGAAAGCAGACGCGCGTCGCCCGTCCGCCCCCGTCCCGCTCGAGAACCGCGTAGCGATCGGGCAGAACGAAGTCCACTCCCACGCCGTTTTCGGTGGGATAGAGGCGAAGCATGCCCCGTCCAACGCCCAGCACGCCGCTCAGCGCCTCGCCAAGCCGCGGCAGAAGCGCCTCGATCTGCCGCTCCAGCCAAGCGCCGCCGCTTGCGGCCGCCGTCAGCTCACCCAGCGCCGTTCTGGCCAGCTCACCGCAGTCGGTTCTGCCCCGATGCCTCGTCCGCCCTCCCGTTTTGTCCAGCCAAGGCGGACAGCCGCGATAGATGGCCAGATCCCGCTCGATCCGATCCTGCTCCCGGGCGGTCGAGGGGAGTGATTCCCCCCGAAGCGCCCCAAGGAGCGCCTTTAAGCCATGTAGCATCCCTTATTCCTCCCTTTCTTCCTCGTCGGTTTCAAAAAAGCAAAGCAGCCCTTCGCTGTCCTCGCCGATGTATCCCTTTCGGATCGGGCCGCAAACGAGCATCCGTCCGCCGAAGACGATGCCGTCCTCCTCGACCTCCATCCGATCCGCCGTCACGCTGACGGGAATCTCGGAGCAGACAAAGCCGCGCTCGGTCATCGCCTCGATCTCGGGCAGATACAGTCGGATGCGCACCTGCTCTCCTCTGCTCTGCAGATCGGCCGCCCGAAGCAGGCGATCCTGCCATTCAAGGCCGACGGCTCGCTCGAAGCGGAAGGAAAGCGCGCCCAGCGAATCGGCGGGGCGGCGACGGCTCATCGCATCGCCGTAGGCGCGCCCTCGCGCCACCTCTCCCTCGTCGCTCCAGCGCAGATCGAACATGCCCTCGGGCACCGTCAGCTCGTTCTCCAGCTGCAGCAGAGGAACCACGCCCCTCGGCATGCCGTAGCGACGGGCGGTCAGCGCAAGGGTGCATTCGGCTATGCTGACACCGCCCTCTCTTGCCGTGATCTGAGGACGCTTGATCAGCTCACCGCCCAGCACTTCCTCCTCCCCGTCGGCGTAGCAGGGCACCGAGGCGAGAAGAGCCTCGCAGTAGCGATGGAGCGATTCGATCAGATCGTCCTCCTCCCTTCCGCAGCAGCAGTGCTCGCCGCCGCGCAGGGTGACCGTATAGCGTAGCTTCACGCCGCCGTCCACGTAACGGCGAAGCACCGTCTGCTCCCTGCCGATCCGAACGCGATAGCGGGGAAGTGCCCCACCGAACGCTCGGATCGGCTCCCAATCGGCAGACAGGGCGGCGTTCCAGATTGTGATCAGATTATGCTTGTTCACCTGTCCTCCCTTCTGCCGCGGATCTTACTCGGCGACGATGAAATCGACGCCCGCGGCACGCTTGGCCAGCAGGAAAACGTCCTCGAAGCTCTCCTCGTAGTAGACGTACTTGCCGCCGGTCACGGCGCTGGGCTCATCCAGCTGGGCGAACTCGTAGGAAACGGGGGTGATGACCGACTCGGGGTGAATCAGCATCATCTGGATCTGCTTGGCATTCGAGGCCATCTGATAGCCGTTTCCGAAGGTGTAGGCGGTCTTCATCAGCATGCTGGGCACCTCCACTACGGTCACACCGTCCAGCGAATGGATCACGCGGGTCACGTCGCCCGCCTCACGGAAGAGATTCATATTGCGGTTGAGCGAGCTCACCGACTTGAGAATGGTCATGGCAGAGGGAGTGACGTAGAGGTAGCGGCCGTTGACGGGAACGCCTCTCTCGGTCATCTGCTGCATCATGGCGTCAAAGTGGGTGAGAACGTTGCCGGTGGAGAGCAGCGCCACTCGGGGCTCCTCACCCAGCGCGGTCCAATCGGCGTAGATTTTGGACACGCAGTAGGCATCCATTTCGGGGAACTTGTGCTCGTTGTTGAAAGTGGAGGTGATGTTGGTGATGGTCAGCGCCATATCGGTCTGATCCACGTCCTGAGGATGGATCAGAGTCGACCACTGACGCTGTCTGGTCAGCTCCTTGCTCTCCCATTCGTTCTCGTAGTTGCGGGCAGGCACCTGGAAGGCGTCGCGGTCGGCGTTGGTTCTGGCGCCGGTCTTGATGACGGGCAGCTCGATGGTCTTGCCGCCGCTGAAGCGGTAGCGACCGTTGTTGGGCGTCGCGTAGAGCGCACCGAAGTGCAGCACGTAGGGGAAGGCGTTGGCCAGCGTCTGAGAATAGGTCTTTGCGTAGTTGATGGCATTCGGCATGTTGGTTCTCCTTTCGTTGTGGAAAAAATGACGTTATTCCGACGGTATCCCGCAAAGCGGGTGCTTCGCCGTCGGCGGCAAAGCGGCACTCGGAAGGGCCTGACGGAGCAGGCGGGCGGTATAGGGCTCCATGGCGTACTCCAGCGCATCCAGCGAATCCACGTCGGTGCTTCCGTTGTCCAGGCGCTGATCGTGAACCTGAGCGGGATCCCAGACCGCCGTGCGCAGGGCGGCAAGCACCGTGTCGCTTCCCGGCCCGAGGAAGAAGCGGCGGGAGGAGATCAGCGAGAGCGTCAGGCGGATGCGCCCGTTCACCGCGCCCTTGCGGGCTTTGCGAAGATGAACGGGAAGCCCCCGCTCGCTCACGCAGGCCTTGAGGGAGCGGATGAGGATGGGCTCTGCGCTGTCACAGTAGGCGCTGATGGGAAGCTGCCACTCCTCCCACAGCCCCCCAATGAAGTCGGCAAAGCGATCGCACAGCTCTCTCGCGTCCACCTGC